GTGGACTATTTGAAGAGTAAGTGGATATTCCAACTTTTCCAATTACGGAAACTGTAATAGGTTCATAATTAAAAATGTGAAGTCCATTTCCACCGGACTTTAAATTTACAATCTGATTTGATTCGTAATAAAAATCTTTAGGTATAGTTCCAACTCCAACTAAAGATAGTTGGAAATTATCACTATCAATAGTTTTAACATAATATGTTGAAGAAGTAGATAATCCAAGTACTGGAGTTTCCGTATTTTCATATGTTACAATTTCCCCAGTGTTATATCCATGATTGGGAATTGTAATAGTATCTGTAGATGTATTAATGCCTGCGGAAGTGCATACTGTCTTATTATTACAATACCCAGATCCAGGATTTTCTACAGATATTGATTGAATTTTTCTTTTTTTCTCTAAACACTTAAATTCATGATTTCCAACTCCAAATGAAGTTAATGAAATTGTATTAATTCCAGAAATAGAATCTAGATTATTCTTATGAAGTTTTATAGAAGTTTCATTTTGAACAGATACAAAATATTGAGCATTTGTTGATAATCCACCAACAGCTGTTTGACCTTTTGGATTATAAATTACAATTTCATTGTCTTGAAATTTATGTTCTGAAGAAAATGAAATAGTATCATTCGAAATATCTACTCTAGATGCTGATGATGAAGAATTGAAAGAAATTGAGTAATCATATGAAATTAAATTTGCTTTTGCAGAAGCATCTTTACCATTTCCACCATAAATTACTACTTGAGGTTCTTCTACGTAATTAAATCCACCATCAATTATGTTTATTTTACTCAGACTTCCCAAAACAGAAGCATAAGCAGTTGCTCCGACTCCAGTTGTATCTGAAATTTCAACAATAGGTGGATTTATAACATCATATCCATCTCCGGCAGAAGATACTTGAATACTTTTAAGTTCTCCAAAATAAATCGAGTCTTGAGATTTATAATTTAAAATTTCAACGCCATTTACAAAAATACCAACCATTCCGGGCTCAGTTAAAGTTTTATAACTTAAATCCTCCGGATCAGATAATTTTCTGATTAATTTTTGTGGTTCTAAAGACCTATCATAATAATATCCCAACTCTATAAGATCATTATTTGATGTCCCATCAACAGTCAAAAATATACCGTTAACTATATCGGGTCTACTTCTGCTTATACTAATATTTCTTTCATCTATTCTTTTAACAAAATAGAATCCAGATTCCAATCCAAGAGTACTATCTGACCCAGCAGTATAATAAACAGAATCTCCAGTATAGAATGAGTGTTTTCCAATATTTAAAACTTCTCCAGAAAAGTTTCCAGAAAAAGTTACTGAAAAATCTTGTATTTTTAGTGGTTGATTAAGATAAGTTGGTAAAGATGGTGAAGTTACATACAAATTGTTAGAATCATCAGAATAAATGTTTTGAACATTTGTAGTGAATTTTGATAATTCTGGATAATTAATAGAATTTACTCTGGAAAGTATCTTATTAACTTCATATGTAAGGTTTAGATCTATAGATTCTCCACAACGAACAGAGATTGATTTTTCATTATTAAAAGCTGTTACCAATAGTCTATATTCTCTAGACTGTGAAGATAATATTGCAAAGTCTCCAATTACAAAGGAATGTTGGTCATAAAAAACAATATCATATGTTCCCGCATCGGAAGAATCTCTTAATTCTATCGATTCGACATTATATTTTGTTGCAATGTTAAAAAACCAATTGTTAGCTTTAGATGTTTCTATTTTTTTACCTAAAGTTTGTATCTTTATTGGGTAGTTTTCTTTCTGATACTTATTTTTTTCCAATTTTAATTCAGAAAGAACCCCAGTAATAAAGAATTTGGCGACTCCAGAAGGAGTATTTCCATAAGCAAAAACATTTTGCTTTACTTCGGTCCCAGAAGGTATTGGTTGAGTAATTCCAGTACAGTCTAAAAATTGGTTTAATGTCTTTTGCTGATATTGGATGAGCAACTGAGTTCCATTTTCAAGATCTATTACCAATTCACCCGAATTAGTAAATCCAGCGGTAGAATCTACATCAATTGTTGTGGTATTTGGGACAAATACTCCAATATCAGAAACAATATCTACGATTGGTGTAATTGATTTGGTTTTTGGGTGAATTGTAAAATCACCAAAAACTGATCCATCTACATCAATATCTCTTCGGTATCCAAAGTCCAGACTTAATTTATAATATTCCTCTTCGTTTCTGAAGAATCTTTCTACGTTAGATACTGTTCCTCTAGCTTGAACAATATTTCCTATTGGATCTTGATAAATTGTAGTATTGACCAGATCTTCAATATTTCCACTTATTGCCTTAACAACTAAATCTTTGGTTTCTCTATAATCAGCATCTGAAGGTTTGATTAAATAATCTCTTGGCTTAATAACCTCAACATCTTTTCCATATAAAGCTCGGAAAAGAATCTCAAAAGAATTATCTGTACCTTTGGAAGAATAAAAATCTTTGGATTGCTTTACAAATAATCCTTTATTCAATCCAGAGAACAACGTTTTATCTTCAAATCCAGGAGATACTTGAGTTTTAAGTTTTACAAAAAATTCTTGTAAAAATAATATACTAAGATTTTTTACTGAAGACCCCAAATCATGGGTAGATGCTAATGATGATGAAAATACTAATTCATCTGTCTGGTATGGAGCCTTGAGCGAAGTTACTCCACTAAAACCTCTAACACAACCCTCAAAGGATGTTGAAGTTTTTGAAGTATAAGTTATAATCTCAGAATCTATCTGAATTAGCCCATATCTATCTGGAAATCCACCAGTCGAAACTACGTTAATGGTAGAGTCTGAAAAATTTACTTCCGAATCTAATGTAGTTTCAAGAACCAAATTTGAAAGATTATCTACTTTTACATAATCGACTAAATTTTGAATTAAGTCATACGAAGATCCCTGACTTTCAACAGACAAATAATACTGCTTTAAAAAATCAGATATTAAAGGAAATTCTGATTTTACAAACTCTGGGAGTTGATTTTGGATGATAGAGCTGATTTTAACTTTTGTTTCTGTCATTTTATATTCTTACAAGGTCTCCGTTTGAATAACTTGAAGTTACTGTATATGTTGATCCAGAAATATCAGAACCCGAAGATATTTCGTCTGATACCATATTTAACACACTATAAGATGTGTCTAATTGAAGATATAGATCTTGGAGACCTATAACGTCATTAGACTTGGGTGAAACGGAAATTTCTATAATTGAACTTCCATCTTTTGTTTTTGACGTTTCAGTAATATTTACTGGTCTCAAAAGTATCTCTCCCTTTTCATAATCAATATTGCCAACATTCGATCTTACCACTATTGGAGTAGAAGTTGAATCAATAGTAAAAAATGAAATAGATCCAGTTTTTCCATCAGGATTTGGAATATCGAGAAGATAAAGTATCGAGTTTATACCACTAACTCTAAATCCAGATGATTTAATATTATATCCACTCATGCTCTTAATGTGAAATTCATTACCAAAACAAATTTCATATTCTGCAAATTGGTTGAGAGCTGGTTTTAAATCTCTCCTCATTATTATTTTTGTAATATTTGAAGTAACAGATTCGTGACTATCATCAATAACCTTTAAAAATTTACTATACTTAAATCTAGCTCCATATCTATTTAATTCGGAAGAATTGGCATATGAATTTAAGTTTGAATTGATAATTGTTTTGATCTGATCTGCGTTTGGTGCTAAGTTTGTATTATAATAAGCTGTTGAATCGTATTCAATATACAAATATTTGAGATCGATTATTTCCGGAACAATTCCAGCAACACTATACTTTCTTAAACTATTTTTAATATTTTCTTTTATTTGATTTGAAACAAAAGGTCCATTAACTGGTTTAATTGAAATAAAGACTCTACCATATTGTGGTGGGTTTAAGTCTTCTCCTCCAAAAACCGAAATAGACTCAGTATCTGGATAAATGGTTGGAACGATTGTTTCATAATCAGTAGCTGTTACAGCTCTATTTTGAGTTGAATATATTCTAGGAGCATATTTTTTAATAGATTCAACTGATTCTATATTTTGGCCACCACGAGCAGCTGTATTTGTTGTGATTAAAGATATTCCAGAGTTCACAACTCGATTTAAATTGTCAACTATTCTTCCGCCATATGTAAATGATGAAACTCCGTTGGCATTTTCTCCATTAGTTTCTACATAAGAAACTTCAATATAGTTCAAGTTTTCTAACTTTGTACCAAAAACTCCGTCTCCGAAAATCAATTCATATCTTTGATCTTCTATTTCTTGAATAAAGAATACTTTAGAATTAGAATCAACCTCTATTAGAGATGATGATAAACTGTATTTTGTTGAAATATTGCTAGATTGTGTCTTTCTAACCAAAACAGAGATTGAATTAACATCAATATTAGAGTTGTCTAAGATAAATCTCTGATTCAGATTATTTGAATCTACTGTAAAACTTTTTACTAAGAAAGAACCTTCATATACATCAACATTTTCAAACAATGCAATTCCATTGACAACTGGCTTGGTAATATCTGCAGGAATTGTAAATGAATAACTTTGAGATCCAAAAGTTGATAATGATGTACAAACAGTTCCTTTCTTCAGAGTTAATGTAATTGGATTAGTAGTTAATCCCGTTACGTCAACAAAGAAAGATATGTTGGCTCTTGATGATGTTTTAGATCTTGGAACGTATCCAATATTTCTAGCTAAAGAAACTACATTCTCTCTTAATGTAGCACTGTCAATAAAAACTTCATTGCTAATCATATTAGCATTATATGAAGTTATGTAAGTATTATAAGCGAGAACGTCGATTATTGTAGATAAATTAGATCCCTCAAAGTCATAATCAGTAAAATTTGAATTCGATCTAAGGTAATCCTTGATCGAGGTCTTTATTTGATCAAAATCGAGATTTGTGAAATTTACTAGTGCCATTTATCGTGCTGGCTGTAGTGCAAACGTTAACTGTTGTGGTAAAACATCAATACCAACGATATAATAACTAATTGTCACATTAAATTCGTTGTCATCGTAGTTTGGAGAAACATCAACTGATATTAATTCTACCCTAGGCTCATAATTATTAATCGTATTTTCAATTTCGTCCTGAATTATGGAAGCTGATATTTCATCCATATTTTCGAAAAGAGATTTGGATACTTGAGATCCCAAATTTTCATTAAAAAATCTCTCTCCAGGAGCAGTAAATACCAGATTTCTGATAGAACGAGAAATCGAAGTCTCATTTGTAATTCCAATTAGATCATTATTTAAGGGATTTGATTTAAAAGACATACTTATGTCTTTGAATCCCCGACTTACCCGTTCTACAGGCATGAAAATATAGCAATTCTGACTTATTTATTCAACCATAAAGAGGTTCTGTGCCATATTCCCAGTCATCATAATCATCATCATTACGAATTTTTTCATGAATTTCGTTTTGAATGTGAAAATCATGCTTTTTGGGAGTGATATCATCATTATTGATTTCCCTAAGCATCTTTTTATCTTTAATTTTCTCAAAAACACCATAGTCTGAGGTTAAATTAGTGGTTCCCCAAAGTTCGTACATGTGATTTTGGTCACGATCTGCAGGTTTTCCCATTTTTGCTCTCCTGATTTGTAAAATCAGAACTTTTTACGGGGTTGCTATCCCGAATTTCAGTAACTTCGTACATAAAATCATCGGATGTTTCGATTTTGCGAAGATTTTCAACTGAATATTCGGTCAAATCAATTTCATATCCTGGATTTTTAGTAATTCTATTCTTTGTCCATGCATCATCATACCACAATATTTTGTTATTGGGATACGCATAAAAAT